ATAGTATGGAGGAGGGGTAGTTAGTAAAATTGATAAAAAATTTAACAAACGAGATATGGAAAGATATTAAAGGCTATGAGGGATTATATCAAATAAGCAATATAGGAAGAGTTAAGTCTCATCCAAGAATTAAAGGATGTATATATCATAAAGAAAAGATACTTAGTCCTCATGATAACGGTAATGGGTATTTATGTGTAGACTTATATGGTGGGAATAACAACAGAAGAAGATATTATATACATAGGCTGGTTGCAGAAATGTTTATCCAAAATCCTAACGATTATCCAATTGTAAACCATAAAGACGAAAATAGAAAAAATAATATAGTTGCAAATTTAGAATGGTGTACATATAAATATAATTTAAATTATGGCAATGTTAGATATAAAATGAGTAAGGCACATAGGGGTAAACCTAAACCATTACCTACAATTATGGTAGTAGATGGGAAGGAATATACAAGAACAAGTGTGATATGTTTAACTACTGGCGAAGTGTTTAAAACAATAAAAGAAGCAGCTAAATATTATAATATCGAAAATCTCCGTTCCCATATAAGTCGTATGTGTAAAGGTACTCGACAATATAGTTATTTGGGTACATTACCCGATAAAACACCATTAAAATGGATGTATTATGTAGATTATATTAAGCAAAAGGAGAATTCCGCTTGAGTAAAATAAAACTCTATGACATTCTAAAGATAAATATTAAAGATATTCTTGATGCAAAGTCTGACTTATATATAAGAAAAGAAGAAGAATATAAATATTTAATTAGACAACAAGAATCTCTCTTATTTGACCAAATTAGATTAGTGAGGGGCTACGATACTAAAAGAATTAATGAATTAATATTTGTTGTTGCAAAACACAATAAAAAAAGAAAACCATTATTAGAAAAAATATTAAGAGAAGGGTTTAAATATAATAATGTTCAATATATTAGGTTTGGTAAGTCTAATTCCCAAGCAAAACAAGGAGTAACAGTTTTTATAGAAAAAGATTTTTATGAAGAAATAATAGAAAGAAGTAAATTGGGTATAGAAGTTGATAAATGTGTAATTTCTAAATATGAAAGTTATCGAAGTTTGATATTTAGTGCTTGTCGGTTGGTAAATGAAAAATTGCCAAATATTGTTTTAGTAGACGAATATACAAAAACATTACCTAGACAACATGTCAGATATGCGGTAGAAAAAGATATAGAATACATAGATAAAAATACTGGCGAGAAAAAAATATATAAAAATCAAAGAGTTATAGAAGAAGGGTATCATGATATTAAAATATCACCTTTTGATGGATTTGGTTGTCATACAGAAAAAATAACCCAGATGTTTGCTAAATATTGTGGTAAAGAAAAATATATTCCTATTAGTTATCAAATTAGATTACCTTTTTTAAAAGGTATTAGCATCCAAGCACCGATAAAGGAGTTTTATGAAGAAAGAGGTATTACTGAAATAAAGGATGTTTTTGGTAAAATACATAAAGTAAAAGATATTGATTGTCTTTGGAATGTGAGCATGTGGAAAGCGTATGATATTTTTAAAGATAAGTTTGGTAATAATGCCTGGAACGAATATATACGTAGGATTAATAAGTATAATTATAAACTTGGCATCAGTAAATATAGTCACCATACAGATGACATAAATCTATATACGAGGGCTAACTTTCAATATTTACAATGCTTGGATTTAATCAATCCAAAATATGTAAAACAATTTAAAGAAAGAAATAATAAATATAATATACTTGATACAAAAAACTATGGAAAAATTATAAAAGTTGCAAGTTACTCAACTTCATTAATTGGGAGAATAATTAATGGTGATAAATTTACTGTTTTAAAATTTCTAGGCATAAATGATACCGAAGAAGATTCAATCAATAGTAAATATATAGATGCTGTTTTAATTAATGATATTATGTTAAAAGACCCATGCATAAGGAATATGCTACGTAGAAAACTTCAAAAAATTATTACACAGATGAAACTTGGAAAGATTTACGTAGAAGGATTTTATCATACGGCGGTTGGAGATATTGTAGGATATTTAGAATATGCTGCGGGAGAAGAGGTAAAGGGTTGTTTAAATGGTGGGGAATTTTATTGTGACACTATTCCGTTAGGTGATTGTTTGTCTTTTAGAAGTCCTTTGGTTGATCCTTCGGAAGTTAATAAAGTAAAGATTGTACATAACGATACTACTAAAAAATATTTTTCACATTTTAAGAATCAAGATGTTTGCATGGTTAATATGTATGATTTAACTATGCCACAACAAGGCGGTTGCGACTTCGATGGCGATTCTCTTTTACTTTGTCATAATTCCATATTACTTAAATCAAAAATTGATAAGCCTATAGTTGTAGACGTTGATGATAAAAAATCATCTCTTGCAGTTGAGTATAATCAAGATAATATAGTTCATTATGAACATAATAGTAGAGACGATAGAATAGGTGAAATAACAAATGTTGCCACAAGTATAATTAATCAATATACCGAAGATGAATATTGGCAAAAGGTTAATGCAGATAAGATTAGTTTACTCAGGCTTTATCAAGGCAAAGAAATAGATTTTTTGAAGGTTGGATATAGGTGGGTATTAAATAAGAGTCTGCGTAAACATTTAAAAAAACTACCTTATTTTTTATTATATAACTATCCTCAAAAATTAAATGTATACAATCAAATTCGCAATATAAATAAAGGTAATAAAAATGGCGATAAAATACCATATAATGCTTACTATTCCCCTTCTCCATTAAATGAGTTGTGTAATTATATAATCCAATGGGAAAAAAGAAAAATAATATGGAATAGAGATGTAGTCAACACTGGTTATCTATTAGTTGATGATACAATTGATGTATCTAATAAACATATAATAAAAAAAATAAGGTTAATATATGATGACTTTAAAAGAGATTTTCAAGAATATCTAAAAAATAAATCCGAAGAAGATAATATTAACCAGTTAGATATTCTATTTGATGAATATAAAAAGAGGATATTTGAGATTAAACTAAATTATAAAGAAATCGCTAATTATTGTATTAGTGTGGCATATAGGAATATAAGTGAAACCAAAACTTTATGTTGGGCGTTGTTTGGAGATGTGATGTTAGAAAATTTAAGAAAAAATTCTTCGCAACAAAAACAATATATAATTACTGACGCAAATAAAAAGGAAGGACAATATGAATTTCTTGGTAAATATTATAATTTTACCGAGGTTTAGGGGGTTAAATTGTTTTTAAATCATATATTAGACGAATATAAAGAAGTTGATGATAGTGAAAAAGATAGAATATTAAATGATTTTATTGGATGTCTTTGGAATAGTAAATGTTTTTTTAGAAAATATAAAAGATATTACACATACGACATTAGAGAAGAGATACTGGATGGAAGACGAGATTTAATTGAGTTGTTTAATAAATATACTAGAATTGAATATAATGTTTGTCAGAGTTATATACTTAAAAATTTGAGTTCTGTTGATTATATCAGGATACATATTAATAATATGTATGGATTATTGTTCGATAAAGACGTTTACTATGATGAAGAATATTATAAATTATTAAAAACTCCTAAAAATGAATATTTTAAAGTTGTTAAATATAAGAAAGAGCATGGTAATGTAGATAATATTAGTATCAAGAAAATAAAAATAAATATTGATAGTGCCTTTAAAAAAGCAGAGATTATAAAACAGAAAAGCATTGATAAAAAGCACAATATAAAGTTTGAATGGTATAAAAATCTAATCAATTCTTCTGTAAGAAGTATTTTTAATAACTATATTTCCGTTGAAGAATATGAAAATAAATATGGATGGGATTTAGATATAATAGTTGATGGTTGGCATGAAGATAATTATATTATTAGTTATTTTTGTAAGAGTTTAACGGGATATATGAGGAATTACATAAGAAAAATAAAAACTGGTAAATATAGACATTGTGTAAATTGCGGATTACTTATCTCCCCCACCAATAATAAAATGAAATATTGCCAGCAATGCGCTAGAGAGGCAGAATTAGAGAAATATAGGAGGTATAATATAAAAAGAAAATATAAAAATTTACCACCAATAGAAAATCCACCAAACCCTTGATATATATGGGTTAACCCCTATTTTACCCTTTATTTATCAGTATGGAAAAGGTTGTAATATAATGTAAAAATAATATAAGGAGGTTTTGCAAACTAATTTGCAGAAAATTACTAAAGAAGAAGTTGCCCTTCTTCGTAAAAATGGTTATTTCAAAAATGAATATGGTCTTAGTAAAACTGGCAAACACAAAAAATCTAAACGTAAAAAATATTACGCTATTGAAAGTATAGTTAAAAAATTGAACTACTTACAGTAACATAAATTTTCCGAAAGGAATGGATGTATGACTACAGACAGTATTTATAAAGGATACAAAGAAATTGATGTAACCCAAGAAGAGTTGGCAACGATATATGAACATCCAGAATTTAATACATATAATATATTTATTAATGAATATTTGATTGTAAAACTAGATGGTGATGTAAAAGACAAGTTTAGATGGGATGGCAATAAGTTTGTAAAACTTAAATATAAAAATGTGAATAATCGATATGTTGGTAAAGTAAAACCTCTTAATTATGAACAAGAAATTATAATTGATCTTTTGGAAAATAGAAACATAACTGTGGTTAGTTTATTTGGTGTGCCTGGAAGTGGGAAAACCTATATCCCTGTAGTGGTTGGTATAGATAAGGTTTTAAAAGGTGAGTATAGTAAATTTGTTTATTTAAGAAATAATGTAGATATTGGACATAAAGATATAGGCTCTCTCCCAGGAACAATAGAGGACAAACTCAATGTCTGGGAATATCCGCTAATAGATTCTTTGGGTGGTAGAGTTGCCGTAGATACTTTAAAGTCTGAAAATAAAATAGAAACTACTTATATAGGTTTTACACAGGGAAGAACATGGAATGACGCATTTATACTTGTTGATGAAAGTTTTCACTTATCAAAGAAACATGTATATAATTTATGCACTAGATTGGGACATAATAGTAAAATTGTTTTTGCGGGAGATGTTTATCAAAATTATTCTTCTAAATATCAAAACGGCAATTCGGGTATTAGTTTTTTACATGAAAAAATGAAGGGTCATTTTTTATTTGGTTGTATGAAAGCTAATATATCAGAACGTAGTGAAACAGCTCAAGTTTGTGCAGACTTATTGTTTGAGGGATTATTAGATTAATATAAAATTCTTATTTGATGTTAACCTATCCTTTACAGATTGCAGGGGCGCATGTACCAAGGCTGGCGACAGAGGCTCCAAACCTCCGTGTGATGGGTTCGATTCCTATCGTCTCTGCCAATAATAATCGGGGTGTAGGGTAGTGGTATCCCTCCGCATTTGGGATGCGGAAATCGCAAGTTCAAGTCTTGCCACTCCGACCATTGGGGGAGTACCAAAGTGGTCAAACGGAGCAGACTGTAAATCTGTTGCCTTCGGGCTTCGGTGGTTCAAATCCACCCTCCCCCACCATTGGGAATGTAGTTTAATGGTAAAACAGACGACTGATAATCGTCAGAGTGGTAGTTCGATTCTACCCGTTCCTACCAAGCAGAGGTAGCACAATTGGTAGTGCAGTTGATTTGTAATCATCAGGTTGGAGGATCGTACCCTCTCCTCTGCTCCATTGGATAATAGTGGGCTTACCACTTTATCAATATATTTTTATTATTTTTAGGAGGTATTTTTTATGACAAAATTTTTTGATGATGTTTTTGATGAATTTTTATTGGGGTTTGGCAAACCAAGGAGGTTAGTTTTTAATTCAGTTGTGAAAGACATGCTTCCATCATGTTGGACGAAAAAAGATGACAAAACTTATATGTGTATTTGTAAGACAATAGGCATCAATCCAGAAGATGTAGTTGTTGAAGAATATGACTATGGATTAAAAGTGAGTGGTTCTACAGAACTTTATAATCATACTTTTGATACATCTTTTGAATTGCCAATAGCTGAAAGTATAATGAATGAGATTGAGAAAGTTAAAGTGTCTAGTAAAAACGGATTAACATTCATTACCCTAATACTCGATAGACCAGAAAAGAAAAAAATAAAAATCGAAAAAGAGTAATGTGGGGGAGTTTCTACTCCCCTCCCCTACTTCAATGTAATGGAGGGACTAGATGTTTGATATAAAAAAAAGAGATAACGAAAGTTTTATTGAATATGCAGATAGATTAATTGATGCTAAAGAGAATGGTATTATCGATTTAGATAAGTCTGAAATATGGGAATTTTTATTTGGTGAAAAAATATCGCCGGATGAATCCAGAAAACGCTTGTATGGGGTTAAGACGGTTATATCTAAACTTAAAGAAGAAGGTTATAAGAATATTACAGAGGAAGATATTTTAAAACAATTAGAAATTAAAAGACAAGAATTACAAAAGGAAAAATATAAAGTTCAAACAGAAAAAATTGCACTTAATCAAATGCTTCGTGAAGAAGCAAGGTTTGAACTATTTATTGAAAGAGCAATTGAAGAAATAAAAAAGCATCCCATTTTAGATATTAATAAAAATTTAAGAAATAAAAATGTAGTTCAACAAAATAATAAATGCGGTTTATTAGCGTTTGCAGACCCTCATTATAATAAAGAATTTAAAATTTTAGGGTTGCATGGAGAAATTATTAATGAATATAGCGTAGACATTTTTAAAAAAAGAATGTGGAAATTACTTGATAAAACCATTGAAATAGTTGACAAGGAAGGCTTCAACGAAATTAATATTTTTAATTTAGGTGATGAACTAGAAGGTATAATTAGGATCAGTCAATTAATGTCTCTTAAATATGGGTTAGTAGAATCCACCATTCAATTTTCATATTTTATTGCTGATTGGCTTAATGAATTAAGTAAATATGTTTTAATTAATTATTATGCTACGGAGGGGAATCATACTCAATTACGTCTACTCACTGGTAAAAAAGGAGATACCCCCGATGAGAATTTAAGTAAAGTAATTCAAGTGTTGGTTGCTGAAATTTTAAAAGATAATCCAAATATAATTGTACATAATAATCATACAGATAAAATATTTACAAATATTGTAGGATTTAATGTTTTAGGTATTCACGGAGAAGAAAAAAATGTAATGCAAGCAATCAGGGATTTTGCATTTATTTATAATACTCAGATTGACTATATGGTTACAGGGCATAAGCACCATGCTAATAGCATAAATGCCGGAGTAAGAAAAGGATGTATAGGTGTTGGTAGCATTATGGGAATAGATGATTTTGCTATGGATATAAAACGTGTATCTAATCCTACATCTACATTTGCTATATTTGAAGAAGGTGTTGGTAAAACAGTAGAATATACAATTTATTTAGATTAATGAAGGGTTAAATTGGTGTATATATGCACTTGTTTTATCTTGGAATTTTTATTGGATTAATATTGGAAAGATATATGTTTCCTATTTTTGATACATATTTTGAAATTTTTAATTATAGAAAAGCAGAACAAATTACTTTACATAATTTGAATATGAAAGCAATGAATTTAGATTTTGCTAGAGAATATCCCGAAGCAAGTGGTGATCCTTATCAACAAATACAGGCGATAGGATTTGAACATCCTCAAGCACAAGACGAGGATTATGATTGTGAAGATAGGAATAAGATTGGATTTTAAAAAAAACTAAACAAAATCGTGAATTTATTATGATTTTTGAGTAGGTGTCCCCTACTCTATTTTTTATTTGTAGAAGAAAAGGAGGTGGCTTTGTGCCACGACTTAAAAAAAACACATACGCAAAGCCACAGCAAAAAGTAGAATTAACATGTATTGGCTGTGCAAAAACAAAAAAAAGCAACGAATTTTATGTTAGTTATAATCCCCTGCATGGTACTGGAAAATTACCGTATTGTAAGAATTGTATTCAAAAAATGTGTCTTGATAACAAAGAAAATATATCTATTGAAAAATTAAAAGACACTTTAAAATTAGTAGATAGACCATTTATCGAAGAATTATGGAAAATATCTATTGATGAAAATTCTGCAAACCCAATAGGCACATATTTTAAAAATTTAGGTCTTTCACAAAATAGAAAACTCACATGGAAAGATTCTTGCTTTATTACTGATACTCCAAAAGACGATACTTTAGTCGATGATAGTATAATTGTAGATGAGAAACTTATTACTGCTTGGGGACAGAATTGGGAAGCCGATGAATATATAAGATTAGAAAGTTTTTATCGTTCTATGGTGGACATAAACAAACCTGATACTCCTCAAGATAAAGATTATATAAAAAAAATCGCAAGACTATCAGTTCAAATTGACAAAGCCATAGAAGATGGGGATTCTAAAACGGCTAAAGCATTAGGAGATTTATATTCTAAATATATGTCTGATGCAAAATTAAGAACTAGTGACATTAGTGAGGCAGATAAAGGTGGTGGCATAAGACGTTTTTGTGATATTTATGCAGAAGTTGAAAAAGATGATTTTATACCACCTTGGGAATATTATAGAAAAATAAATGGAGCAAAACAAGATATTGTAGATAAAACAATAATGTTTATATTGAATTTTATGTTAAAATTTAACAGGTCTGAAAAACTATCCTCTCCCCCTTCCAACACACCCAAAATAGAAAAAGACGAAATTGATGAAAAAGCTCAATGTGCTATAGAATTAAATGATTTAATTGAGGTAGAGTATGGCGAGCCACACTAATTTCAGTAGGAAGGATAGGGACAGAAAGGATAGTAATTTTAACACAAATCCCGATAATTTTGAGGTAAGAAAAGTAAACCAAAAACAAATAAAAGATTTTGCAAAAATGAAACCAAAGTGGAGAGAATTATGTAGTTATTTTCGATTCTATCCTGACCGTTTCATTGATTTTATACAGCCTGAAGATGCAAAAATAAAATTGCATTTTTATCAAAGAATATATCTTAGGATAATGTTTAGATATAGGAAAGTTTTCATTACAGCAACTCGTGGTACTTCAAAATCGTTTCTCCAAAACCTTGCGTTTGTGTTGCTTTGTATTATGTATCCTCGCCAGAAACTCTTTTGTTGCGCCCCTGGAAAAGAACAGGCTGCAAAAATAACACAGGAATGTTTGGATGATATTTTTGATTTCTTTCCTTTATTGAGAGAAGAGGTCAAAATATATAAGAAGGATAAAGATTATACAAAACTTGTTTTTTATAATGGTAGCAAATATGATGTAGTACAAATGAAAGATAGTACTCGTGGGGGACGTAGATACGGTGGTGCAATAGAAGAAATTTGCGATAAAAAATTTGATGGAGATGTACTAAATAGTGTAGTTATTCCATTAATGGCAAATAGTCGTCCTGCAATGTGTGGAAGTGTCGATCCAAACGAAACACATAAAAGAGAAATATATATATCAACTGCTTCTACACAACAACAATTTGCTTATGATAAATGCAAAGAAATATTTGACAATATGATGAATGGGGAATCTGCGTTTTGCACAGGGAATTCATATGATTTACCGTGTATGTTTGGACAGTTGGATATAGATTTTATTGAAGAAAAACGAGAGTCTCCAACATATAGTATCCTTGATTTTATGCGTGAATATGAATCTATTTATACGGGGTCAAGTTCGGATAGTTTGATTTCGGATGAAAAGTTGAACAAATGCAGAACTTTAGGCGTTGCAGAATGGGAGAATAGTGATGAAACAAAAGTAGAATATGTTCTTTCATACGATGTGTCTAGGTCAACTGGTAAAGAAAATGCTTTAAGTGCATTAGTAGTAATAAAAATAATTCCCCGTGGAGATGGTACTTATCAAAAACAAATTGTAAATATATTTTCTATGGAAGGACAACACGACACTTGGCAAGCTAAATTTTTAAAAGAAAAAGTTAAAGAATATAAGGCTAGTATATTAATAATTGATGCCAACGGTATTGGGTCGGGGGTTGTTGACCAATTGGTTTTAGATTTGAATGATGGAAACCCACCATATAAAGTTATCAATGATACAGATAATCAATGGACTAAATATGAAACTCCGGATGCTATACCTATGGTTTATGCTCTAAAATCTCAAAGAAAAGAAACGAAAAATAGTGATATGATTAATAATATTATGAAGATATTTAACAAGTTAGATATTGAATTATTAAAAACCCCAAACGAAGGAATTAAAGAGTTAGAAAAAAAGAATAGGAAAAAATTTAAAAATGATAGTGAAGAAATTGCCATTGCTGAGATTCCTTATGTTCTTACAAATAATTTATGTGATGAAATTATGAATCTTAGGTATAAACAAAGAGGTAATGATTCTGAAATAGAACAAATTTCAAGGTCAATACCGAAGGATAAATTTTCTGCATTGATGTATGGATTATTTTGGATATATCTAAAAGAAAAGAAAAACAAAGAACATAAGTATAATAACGTAGACATAAATAAATTATTTCTTTTTAAACAACCAAATATACGAAAATATTAATATAATCCCCTGAATGAATGAAAGGAGGGAGTTATTTGCCTAAAGAAGTAGAAGAAAAACAAGAATATGAATTTAAATATTATAAATTAGATGTATCTAAACTTGTTCAACTAATGAAAAAAGACTTACAAGCAACATCGGAAGGCAGTGCATTTTTATCACAGTATAAAAAAGAGGATATAATTAAATATTTGCAATCCCCTGTAACTAGTGGAAAAATTATAAGACAAATATCTAGGCTTTTATATAATTTAAGTCCTCAATATAAAAGATTAATTCATTATGTGTCAGATATGGCGAGATATGATTATATTATTAATATAAATAATAATAAAATTATTGAATTACCCAAAGAAAACATATTAAAGAAATATTTAAAAACAATTAAGTATGTTGAAGATATGAATATAAAACATGAATTTAGTAAAATAACAAAAACTTCTTTTGTTGAAGATGTTTTTTATGGGTATGATTATAGCACAAATTATTCGTACTTTATCCAACCGCTTAATCCTGATTATTGTAGACTTAATGGTTGGGCAGATGGTGTAAGAACTTTTCAGTTTAATTTTTCATTTTTTAACAGTACAAAAAATCAAAAATTATTAGAAACATACTATGCTCCAGAATTTAAAGAAAAATATGATTTATATAGAGAAAAAGGACAAGAATATAGATGGCAAGAATTAAGTGTCGAAAATAGTGTATGTATAAAATTAAACGAAGAATTAGATTATCCCATTCCGTTTTTCGCAAGTATATTTCCTGATATTTTTGATTTGCAAGATTATAAATTATTAAAAAAAGCAAAAGAAGAACTCCAAAATTATGTAGTATTGGTTGCAAAAATACCATATAGAAAAGATGCGGATAAAGCCAATGATTTTGCATTACATTTGGATGAAGCTATAACTTTTGGTAATCGGGCCATGCAACAGCTTCCTGATCAAGTTGGATTCATATTGTCCCCCTATGACGATGTTAAAGATATTCATTTAGGAGATAAAAATAAGATTGAAAATAACTCTGTTGCAGATGCAGAAAAGAGTTTTTGGAACTCGTCTGGTGTAAACCAGGCTATTTTTAATTCCGACAAAATTACAGAAGAATCAATACGTAAAAGCATCGTATCGGACGAAACTATAATATTTAATCTGTATAGGCAATATGAACGATGGCTAAATCGTAAATTAAAGTTATCGCTAGATGATAATTTTAAAGTTAAAATACTTAATACTACTGAAATGAATTATGGCGAAGTATATAAAAGACTTAAAGAAGCTGCTTCGTATGGAATTCCAGTTAAACGTGAAGTTTGCGGTAGTCTGGGAATGTCACCATTAGAAGTGCAATATTCTACAACTTTTGAAAATGATATTTTGGGACTACAAGATAAATTTATACCTCTTACGTCTGCTAATACTCTGTCCCCCGATAAAAAAGATAGCAATAGACCACCAAGGGAAACCGATGGTGCTAGTGATGGTGAAGGGCAGGAAAATAATGAGGAATAAAAGGAGGTTTCAAATTCATGAAGTTTATTCATTGTTTTTCTGAAGAATTAAAAAATAAATTACTCCAAAATGGATATAATTTGTTGGTTGAAACCAATGGGATTTTTATTTTTGAAAACTCCCCTACTCTATTTTTTGATTTTGGAAAAATAGACAGTACAAAATTTACTTTTAGTAATAAGATGATTTTTTAGAAAGGTGGTGAAGTGGATATTGAGTAAAAAAAATAAATTACAGCATTTATCACTTGCTACTACTTATGAAATAGATAATTCTTTCGATTCTGATAAGTTTATTAAAATGCGTCTCAGAGTTTGTCATGATGGTGATAATCCAAATCGTTCTCATTTTGAAGTTGATGATATGGAAAAAACTAAAGATTCAATTAAAAACATTCCCATATTAGCTAATGTGATAGTTGACGAGAATGGGGATGTACAATTTGGTGGGCACGATATGGAATTAGAACAAAGTAAAGTTAATGAAGATGAAGTTAAGTTAATTTATAAAGAAGTGCCAATAGGTGTAGTTCCTGAAACATGTAACCATGAAATAAAAGAATTTGATAATAAAAATTACGTGTTTTGTGATGCATACATATGGAAGGGTTATGCGAATTATGCTGAAGATATAATTAATCGTGATGAAAATATTAAACTCTCTATGGAAATTATTGTAGATTCATATAATTACAATGGTAAAGAGAAAATTTTCAATATTATTGATTATAGATATCAGGGCATTACTTTCCTTAATAAAAATTACGATACAGGTATGGAGAACGCTTTGGCTACTACTAGTACCTTTGCAGAAGAAGAAACTAAAGAAAAGTTTATTATGATTATGGAGGAGTTAAAAGATACTCTTACAAATTATAATATAGATAATACTAAAAAAGGAGGTAGCAAGGTGGATGAACAAATAATCGCTCTACTTGATGAATATGGCGTAAATCAAGAAGATATTCCTTTCGATATTGAGGGGTTATCCTTTGAAGAAATTGAAAGTAAATTGAAGGAGTTGAATAATAACAACACTGGAACAGAAGAAAAATATATTAAATCTTTTGAGCTTTCGCACAATGAAATAAGATATGCTTTGTATAATTTGTTAGCTCCTGTTGAAGCAGAAGATAACGAATGGTATTTTATTGACCAAGTTTATGATGACAGATTTGAATATGAGAATTGGGAAGGTACAAAGATTTATCGTCAAGAGTATAAAAAAGAAGATGATATAATATCTTTTGTTGGCGAAAGGATAGAATTATTCCAAGAAAGGTTAACAAAAGAAGAAAAAGAAGCACTTGATGAAATGAGAAATAATTATTCTAAACTATTAGATGAATTTGAAGAGTATAAAAATAATTATTCTATACCAAATAAGGAAGTAGAAGAGCTTCGAGAGTTTAAATCTCAAAAACTTCAAAAAGAACGTGAAGAACAGGAGGCTGTATTATTCGCTCATTACGATGAAGTTCTTGACGTAGAAGATGAAGTGTACAAGCAAATTAAAGAAAATAAATCTAACTTCTCAATTGAACAACTCGAAGAAAAATTGGCTGTTCTTTTTGCTAGGAAACAACTTAGTTTCTCTAGTAATAAAAATATAATTAAACTTGGTGCTGATGACGGAGATACTGGTGAGGTCTCCCCTTATGGAAACCTGTTTGAAAAACACCAAACTATAATTAAAAATAAGGAGGAAAACTAATATGTCTAATGCTATTTTTGTTGCTGAAAACATGGCTTCGACTAAAATTCCTAGTTTATTGAAAACTGCTAGATATCAAGATGGTGCAGGTGATGACCTGCCTATTAACAATGGTTGTGTAGTAACTTTAGGTGCTTTAATACCAAATGAAAGAGAGGTATATCTTGCAACTGCTCCGGCTGCGGTTGGTAATGAAATTTATATAGTAGATACTCCTGAAGTTATTTATAGTGAAGAAACTACTTCGGGATTAAATGACTATACAAATATCGCCGGACAACTTTTGAGGGTGAGGAAACCACAAATTGGTGATTGTTTTGCAGTTAGTGCTAGAGCTATTACACCTGTTGGTGTTAATCCTCCTGCGGTTGGTAATCTATTAACTACTCCTGCTGGTTCTGTTTTGTGGGCTGAAGTTGCTCCTGGCGGGGCTGGTGGAGCAAGTGTTGTAGCTGTAATTGAAGATTCTTATGTGCTTGGTGCAGATCCGCTTGGTGGTAGAAATATCACTATGTATAGTTGCAGAGTTATTGTAGCGTAATAAATTATAAATATAATAAAGGAGGAAATGTAATTATGGCTTATGAACACATTGTAAAACTAGCCAGCGACCTTTATTTCAATAGAGTAAATACTAAGTTCGCTGCTGCTGATATGGAAGAAAATAAAGAAGTATTGCGTCAAGAATTAATTAGTGCCAATGGCGGCAAGACAACCGTTTCGTATAAAGATATAAGGGATAATAAGGCTATATTCCAAATTATAGAACTTATTCTTGAAGCAACAATATTGTCTGGCTTCAAAGATAACCCATTCTTTGAGCAGTTTGTAGACTATAGGAACGTAAAACTTGGAGACCAAAACAGTTTTTACATACCTGACAACTCTCTGTTTATTGTTTCTGATACTGCCGAAGGTATTTATGGGGTTAAGCGTCAGAGAATTAACAAAGGACAAAGCGTAACTGTTCCAACTCAATTAAAAACTGTACATGTATATGAAGAAGCCAATAGACTTTTGTCTGGTCGTATGGATATAATTGAATTTTTGGATAAGATAGAAAAATCCTTCATGAATAGGCGTGGTCAGGATATTTATAATACTTTTATAAATGGTATTAATACATTAAACCCTGCATTTATTGCAAATGGTGCTTTCGTAGAGAATACCCTACTTAATATTTGTGAGAATGTAGAGGCTGCTACTGGCAATGACCCGATAATTGTAGGTACTAGAAGTGCATTACGCAGGGTTAATACCGCCGTACTTTCAGAGAAGATGAGAGAGTCTCATAATGAATTAGGTTATTATGGTAGTTTCAATGGTATTAACATGATGAGAATCCCGCAAATTCATGCGCAGGGTACTTTTAACTTCTTGATTACTAATAACGATTTATTTATAGTTACAGCAGAAACTAAACCTGTGAAGTTTGTAACCGAAGGTGAAGCTATAATGGAAACTGGTGAAAGCATATTCAAGAATGCAGATATGACTTTGGATATATTTGCTGGCGAAAGAAATGGCGTAGCTCTTGTAATGGATCAGGTTTGGGGACAATATCGTATGCCGTAATATTGTTGATGTTTTAGGAGGGGTTAATCTCCCCTCCTATTTAATTAATTGAATGAAAGGAGAAAAAATAAATGACTGAAAAAAAGAAAAGGGGCAGACCTCCCAAAAGTAAAGAAACGGTAAATGAGTCACCTAAAAGAAAAATAAAAGAACAGCGCAATTTAAATGAGTTAATTGAAGTAAAATGTATAGTTCATGGTGGGTTATATTACGTTACTTCCGAGGGCTTTGAGGTTGTATGGCCTAATTATGGAGACATAAACTATTTAGAATATAAGGAATTAATGCATATGGCTGGTAAAGCAAAGAGATTTTTTACAGAACCTTGGATTATTATGGAGAAGGATATATTAGAAGATTTACGTGTAATTCAGTATTATAAGAAAATGATTGATTATGAGAATATAGATGATATTTTCAAAAAGAAACCAGAAGAATTGCAGAAAGCCTTACAAGCAGTTTCCGATGGTACTAAGCGACTTATAGCAGATAGGGCAACTGCCTTGATTAAAGAAGGGAAACTAGATTCTTTGAAATTAATTGAAATATTACAAACAGAACTTAAAGTCGATTTAATTTAGATATGGAGGTGTAAATATGGCAACTCCATACAAAGATATTTTTGTTTCTTTTTTAGGAAAAATATCCGACCCATATTTAGCAGACATGACTGATAACGATATTGATGCACAGCTTCTTAAATATTTAAATAGTTCTATTCCTAAATTCAGAAAATGTAAACAAGAATTATCCTTAAAGGATGAATCGGGGTTTACTGAAACTTTAACAGATGAAGAAGTTGAGATACTTGCTAACTTAATGGTTATTGAGTGGTTAAGACCACAGATTAATAATCTGGAGATATTAAAACAAGCATTATCTCCAAAAGACTTTACTTTACGCTCACAAGCTAATCATTTAAAAGAATTACAGTCATTAAAAAAAGATGCACAATCTGAAATAAGTAAACTGTTGGTAGATTATTCTTATAATAATAATGTATTGGATGATTTATATGATGATTGAAACTAAATATGAAAATATACCAACTAAACTATTTGAGAATTACTTAAAGTTTCTTATCAATAAAGTGTTTAAAATATTATATATGCAAGAAGAAAACAATCCTCATCTAAAGAAATATATAGAGGGGTTGCAGTATGAGTTAACTGGTAATTTAGATTTAATGGAAGCAATCAGATATGACGGTGATTTTTTAACCTTACTTAATAAACTTCAATTTTTAATTTATAATGGTTACTCAGAACATAGAATTGTGAAAAAAACAGTATTTGAGTGTATTTCGATAATACAAAAATTGCAAGAAAGATATGGTTTTAAGTAACAGTAAAGGAGGTAATTAGATGCTACAAGTGAGACAAAGTTGGTTTGGAGATCAACCACCTACCAATTGGAAACCTGCCAATACTAGCATAGGAGTAGGAGACGATGGTGTAGTTGATATTGTAATAGATTTATTAGACCCTGACGAAGCTAATGATTATACTATTGAAGTCGTTGAGGGTGCGGATGCTGATGTAGATATGGAAGCAACTTTAACAGGCAAGGCTATTGAAGTAACGCTTGGTACTGATGGCGCAGGTGATTTAGATGCAACACAAAATACTGCTGAATTAATTGCAGCAGAAATTAGTACTTTGCCTAATATAAGTGCTACCTTTAGTGGGGATGGGTCTGGAGTGTTTGCTGCTACTATTGCACAAAAAGACTTTACAGATACACAACTTGGAACAGAATGTCCTGAACCTTTCGTTGTATTAAAATTTTGGAATGTTGGGAATAATGATTGGGATTATTATGTTAATATTGCTCCTAATGGAAGATATGATGCCAATTGGAGAGTGTTTAACTTAATAGATTATTAATAGCAGGAAGGAGAATCTGGTTTGGGCGAATATGATTTATATAAAAATCGTATAAGTGCTTATGGTGATACAATTAGAGAAGGTAGAATAAGTGCAATTACTAACCTTATAAAAAGTACATTTGCAGATTCTCCTTCTTATTTTGAAGTTTTAATTAATGACAATGAAGATAAAACAGGGGTATTAATAGTTGACGATTCTACGACTATAAATCAAGCCAATCAAAATAATAAAATAATTATTATGCAACCTGAAGATATTTTAAATGCAGGACATATGATAAAATATCAAAATAAAGATTGGTTATGTGTTGCAAGCGAGTTGTTTAATGATATTTATTATAAAGGCAAAATTACTAAATGCAACAATGTTTTAACTTTGAACCAAAGTGGTATTTTATATCAAGTTCCGTGTTGTGTGGAATCAGCGGTTAGATTATATCAGCTTGGGGTAGAAGAAAGTAAATATGTTACAGAGCCTTCAACGACTGTTGTGGTTAGGGTAGCAAATAATGAAACTACTCAGCTAATTAAGCGAAATGATAAATATAAATTATCTACTCAAACATATGAAGTGATAGATAAAAATGATGACATTGAACCTGGATTAATCGTGTTAAAAATGGAATTTTGTGCTGAACAACAAGTTTTACCAACCTACACTATCAATATACTTAATGGTACAGACTTATCACTTATATTGGGCAATACATTAACTTTAAATGCTGAAGTGTTGGCTGATGACAATATTATCTCCCCTACTCCCCCACTCATCTACGAATCTAGTAATGACGAAATAGCAACCGTAGAAAATGGTATTATTACATCTGTTGCTATTGGTGAGTGTATTATTGCGGTTAGTTTAGAAAGCGATCCAACTGTGACAGTCAATATTGATTTGTCGGTTGAAGAAATTGTTGAGGATTTATTTACTGTAGATGTGTACGGTGATTCAACTGTAGTTTTATCTGATAATATTACACTTGAAGCATTAGTATATAACAATGGAGCAGTTGATGAAACCAAAGGAGTGAATTGGACATTAAGTAATGACGATGGCAGTAGTAATGTTTATCTTACAATTGCTAGTCAGGATAGTAATTCTATAACTCTAACAGCAACAAGTGATTCAAGTTATAAAAATAAATACGTAACAGTAAAAGGTAGTTATACTAAAGATGGTAGTATTTTCGATACTCACCAAGTTAAAATTATTAGTCTATTTTAGGAGGTGATAAAGTGTCAGAATTAATTACACTATCTGAAGTTGGTAGGATTCTTTCAAACATTGGTAATAAACTAATACAATGTAAAGATATATTAAAACTCATTAATTATAATACTCCTGATGCTTTATCACAATCAGATGTGTCTTTACAGGATATTGTTAAATTAGTTGGAAAGGGTTCTGATCCTAAATTAGAACAAAAAATATTTAAAACTCCCTTTAACGATAGTATTGTTGATGATGTAAGGTCTGAAATTAGATTTTTTGCCCCGTTACTAAAACCCAACAATATTTATGTATCAGAGGTCATAATTTCATTTCAAATAATAGTTCACAATAGTATTTGGGATTTAGAAGAAAACCAAAGACCATTGGTTCTACTTCATGAAATACTTAAAAATTTTAATGGATATGATATAGGTAGTATTGGAGAACTTCAATTATCTGATTCGGTTAGAATCTTCAACTGGAACAATAGTTTCACAGGTTATCAGGTGAATTTCAAAACAAGGACGCAATGATTATGGGTAAATTAAATATATTATGGGATGATTATCAAGTTTATAAGGGTGTAAAACTATACCCTTTTTTAATGTCTGATTATGATTTGTTTGAAGAATTAATTTCTATATTACTCTTCAATAAAAATCAAGTACCTGATCCCAAAATAATCAAGATGAGTTATTTAAGATTTCTTATATATGTATTACCTTGTATTATTGATGAAAATCAAAAACAAGTCTATCCAGATATCTTAACTAAATTTCAAAAACTATTTAAGTATATTTTAAAAGAACAAGATTTTAAATTAATTGTTGATAATGATGAAAAGATATTCCTTTATGTAAAACTAGGAGAAGAATTTATTTTATTGAATGAGTATGATTTTGATAAAATTAAAACAATTATTCTTAATCAAAATGCTATTCCTATTATAGATAATAAACTTCATCCAGATTTACAAAAAGAATTGCAAGAGAATATGGAATTCCTTGCTAAGAAACAGGGTTATTTAGAAGGTAATATTGAAGATCAGATTATATCCTATAAATGTAAAATGCAATTTGAATCATATAAACCAATTAAAGAAATGACAATATATCAATTTAGACGAGAATTAGCAAGACTAGACTTAATAACTGATTATCAAATTTATAAAACCGCCGAAAGTAGTGGGATGGTTACATTCAAGAAACCTATTCCCCATTGGCGTTCACATATAAGCGATGAACCTGATTATTCAAGTCTTTTAATGAATAAGCGGGAATTTGATGTAAAAATGAATCAAATTGCTAAAGGAAAATAATAAGAATTGGAGGTATGTATCAACATGGGCGTAAATCAAGACCAATTTATTACAACTGTTGCAAAATGTTTTCTCCGTGACCCCGTATTAGATGCAATAGTAATGAAAAGTAAAACATTAGTTAATTCTAATATAGCATTTAATGTTGAGGAGACAGAAATAAGGGGTGGAGAGTTTCACAAACTTTTATTTACATACAACTATGGTAGAACTGGTGAAATAACATTAGAAGATGCTAGGTATGAACCCGCAATTTTTGCAATTCAGATGGGGCAAACCATTCAAAATCAACTTTCTAATGTTTATGTGTTCGAGGAAGACGTTACACTTGATGGCTCTGGTAGTGGTAGCGTTAATCTTCAAACGCCTATTGCTGGAACAAAAGCATATGTTCAGCTTCCCGACAAATCTATAGTGACTAAGTCTTTTACTGGAAGTGATTTTTCGTTAGGTGCGTCATATGCTAACCAAAAAGTAAAAGTAACTTATCAGTATAATGAAACTGTTGATATGATTACTGTAGACGGTGATAGTTTCCCGAAATCATATGAATTAGTAATGGAAGTTAAGGTGTTTGATAAGGATGGAGAAAAGGAAAGAATACAGTGGATATTCCCTGCATTTAAACCGTCTGGTAACTTTGAAATGCCATTGGCATCCAACACCCCAAGTACTTCGGGTATGACGGGTAAAATACTTGATGATGACGGTATCTATGGTTATAAAAAAGTTATACCCGTTTCTAGCGTTGTAAATTATTCTGGTATTGCTGCCGATGCTGGACTAATTGAATTAGATAGCGATGAAGAATATACCCTTACCGTATATGGACTGCGTGGAGGTCTGTATGCTCCTGTAGTTCTCAATAATGCAGATTGTACATTTGAGTCTTCGGCTGCTGGAGTTGCTTCTGTGGATGCTGCTGGAAAAATTTCATATGTTAGTGATGGTAGTGCTTACATTACAATTGAGTATGCAGATAGCGGATTGGCCGATACTGTTGAAGTAGTTTGTTCCGCAAGCTAATTAAAATAATAATATAATATTATGGGGTTGATAGAGGGTTTATTACCCTCCTCTACCCCATTTTATCATCAAATGCTTATTTTATTTCAAAACTTAAGGTGGTTACATGGGTAAAAAGAAGAAATCTAATATGGCACAACAGCCAAAGCGAAAAGATGTTCGTGTAGTTGAAAGTTCGGTTTGCGAAAAATGTGACGTTAAATGTAATGAATATTACGATTATTTACGAAAATTAAAATCTGGAAAAATTGGCAAAGGAATTATTTGCCGTAAAGGTTAGGTGATGATATGGCAGTATATAATACAGGGCCAGTTCCGCATAAGCAACATTTCTATGGGCTTTCTACAGATAATAAACCAGATGGCGCATATCCAGGAGACAAATTTTATGAATTTGATACTGGCAAACATTTTATATGGAATGCTACTACGTGGGTAGAATATTTTTCTCCGGCTTTATATGAGGAGGTACAGCCTTAAAATCAATACCAATTTTGTATTTTATCATAATGTTGGATGGGTGGTTGAGAACTAGTGTCTCCTCCACCCTATTATATTTGTGAGGTGAAAAATATCAAAATTTTGGCAATTGACCAAAGCACTAAAATAACAGGCTATTCGATTTGGGAAGATAAAAAATTAATAAATTATGGAATTATTGAAGTAGACCAGAATGAAAAAAATCCAATAGAACGAATGTGTCAAATGTATTTTCTTATTAAAAATCTTATTGATGAAATAGAGCCAGAATTTGTGACCATTGAAGGTATACAATTCCAGAGAAATTACTCTACCTATTCCCTACTCTCACAACTTCAAGGATTAATTTTTTCCATATTATTTGAAAGAGATATGGCGTTCTTATTAGTAGAACCTACAAAGTGGAAATCTTTTTGCAAAATAAAAGGGCGAAAAAGAATAGAGCAAAAAGCTAACACTATTCAAATGGTAAAAGATAAATTTAATATTGAGGTCAGTGAGGATATCGCAGACGCTATAGGAATAGGATTATATACCGTAAACAAAATATTAAAATAAATAATAACCCTTGATTTAATCAGATAAATCATGTATAATTAAAATATAAATATAATTGTGGAGGTTAAATTTTTTATGGCAAAATCTAAAAAATTAAGTTCGTCTGTAATATTAAAGCAAAATGCTAAAGAATTTGTGCAAAAGAAAGCAACTATTGATATAGACGGTGAAGACTATGAATTTTTAGTAGACCAAAATTTTAGAATTAGCAAGATACAAGAAATGATTTTTGAAGGATTGAGCAATCATAAGAATTATAAGAATGTAAATGAAACAGTTAGAATACTTTATTTCAGTTATTTAATCATCAAACACTTTACAAATATAGATTTCAGTCAAGTAAAAACTTTTGAAGATGAGATTCGTATGATTAATTCATTATTAGATTTAAACATTATCGAAGGAGTATTTAAGCATGTGCCAGAAGGAGAAATTTTAAAAGTAAAAGACTTCATGAGTAAAAGTCAATGAGAAAATTATTGAACTTGAAAAGAAAGGTGAGAAAATTCCAGGACTAAAAGAGTTTATTGAAAAAGAAGTAATAACAAAATAATACATCTTCCCTACCCTATTAAAAAGTAGGTGATTATAGTGAAAACATTTAATTCATGGAGTCAAATTGAGGCATATTTAAAAAAGCAAATAGACAGTTGCTTAGATAAAGAAGTAGCACAACACGTTAAAGAAGAACAAATGACAGCCATAAGTGATGTAGTTTATGGTGCTGGAACACCATTAAAATATGAACGTAGGGGTGGTAATCCTTATGGCGGTATGGGAAACACGCTTGGAACAGGCAGTTTGGGAGACCTTAGTGAAATGCATCATACTGTAAAGAACGGAGAGTTGGTTGTAACTAATGATGCGGAAAGAAATATAGATTACAAATGGGCTGGATATGGTTATGATACATCTAAATCATTGGCAGAAAATATTGTGTATGGTTATGGAGATAAGGATGAATGGTATAATGAGCCGAGGGATTTTATTTCCGAGACTATTAAAAGTATGAAGGAAAGTGGTTCACATGTTGAAGTTATGAAGGAAGCATTAGAAAAACGTGGATTCAAAACTTTATAAAACATCACCGAGAATACTCCACCTTCTTCAAGGTGGAGATGAATCGGCATAAGATTTTAATATAGTAACAACTAAATTGTTAAAACTTCTATTTTCCTTTTTAGCAATGTAATACTCATCATGATAGAGATGTAAATGCTGCTATTAACATACTTAATCAAGGATTAAGAGAATTAGAAATCGTAGTATAAATATAAACTAGGGTAGGAATTACCCGATGTGAGGCTCGTGGAGATAGTAGGTTGCGAGGTCTATGAAGCGAGAATCTCCCACTTCTGTAAGTGGGAGAGATTCAAAAAATGGTGATTTGATAATGAGTAGGGGTCTCTCCCCTACTCTATTCTGTTTTGTGGGTAGAGTATAACGCACCTACCCTACTTTATGGTTGAAGAAGGTGATAACTAATGGCTAAAATAAGTAAAAAGATTAAATTTTATGATCCTGTAAAACTTAAAAATATTAATAAACAAACATTAGATTTATTAGGTAAATATAAAATTGATATGACTATACGGGAGCTTTCAAAACGCACAATAAATGGATATATAAATGATTTACAGCATTGGTTTATTTATATATATGACAACCAAGACAATCAATGTATTATTGAATTAAATGAAGATGATATTGTAGAATTTATATATTTTTGTAAAACAGAAGGTAATAATTCTAGAAGAATAAAACGTAGAATATCTTCAATTTCTGCTTTCTATAAATTTTTAAGACGTAAGAAAATTATAAAGGAAAATCCATTGGAATTTTTTGAACGTCCTAAAAAAGATACTGATGTAATAGTGCAAACCTTTTTAACTATGGAACAAATAGAATTAATGAAGAAAAAATTAAAAGAATGCGGGGACTTACAATTAGAAATATATGCCTTATTCTCTTTATCTACAATGGCAAGAATAAATGCTATTTCTAATGTCAGGTGGGAACAAATTAATTTTGATGAGAGAACCGTAGATGAAGTATTAGAGAAGGAAGGTAAAATAGTTACTCTTTATTTTAGTGAAGAAGTTAAAGAATTACTTCTAAAACTAAAACAATATAGGGAAGAAAATAATATAGATGACGGCGGTTGGTTATTTATTACTCGTTATAATAAAAAATGGAATCAAGCATCTAAAGGAACGCTACAACAATGGGCAAAGAAAATTGGTGAAATGATTGGTGTACCAACTCTCCATGCTCATGATTTTCGTCATTCTGGAAGTCAACTTTTAAAATTGTCTGGTATGCCGATAGAACAGATAAGCGAACTACTAAACCATAGTGGGTTAATATACTGGCTCACTTTAAACCCTGAATATGCTGGAACGCCCTTAGAGCCTTTGATACCAAAGTGTAACAATTCAAAGGATTGGGTAATCAGCAGGGTTGATAATTTTAAATTATCCCCTCAACGACTACCAAAGGGCAACCTATTAAGGTTGAATGTATAGTCTACTCCCCTATTAAATATCGGGAAACCGAGGGTATTATTGTGGATGTTACTAAAAAACATTATCTAAGACAGGATAAAAAGAAAATGCGGGAAGCAAAAGATAAATACGAAATTTAAATTTAATATAAGATAGGTTAAGTCTGATCAACTTGACTGATAAGAGTGGGAAACCTTGTACCCACTCTTCTTTTATTACTTAAAACAAGGAACAACATCAAGGAGTTGATAAATAATGAATGGCAAAATAATGACAGGTATATATTGTATTGAGAATTTAATTAATCATAAGAAATATATTGGTCAAGCACAAGATATATATTCGAGATGGAAAAAACATATATGGAAACTAAATAATAATTGTCATCATAATAGATATTTACAAAATGCTTGGAATAAATATGGTGAAGATAGTTTTAAATTTAATATAATAGAAATTTGTAATATTGAAAAATTAAGTGAATTAGAAGTATATTATATAGATAAATTAAATACATATTTTAAAAATAATGGATATAATTTAACTCTTGGTGGCGAAGGGACAAGGGGTCATGTTTTATCAGATGAAATTAAAGAAATAATTGGCTCATATCATAAAGGAAAAACAATCTCACAAGAACACAGAAAAAATTTATCAAATCAATTTTCTGGCGAAGGTAATCCTTTTTATGGTATTAAACATACAGATGAAACTAAGAAATTAATTTCCAAGAAGCATAAGGAATCCGGCCATTCAAAAGGTGGTAATAATATTAAAGCTAAAAAAGTATTTTGCAATGGAATGATTTTTGACTGCGCTCAAGCATGTGCTGATTATTATAATATTAAAAGTTGTACCTTAAGGTCTTGGATAAGAGACGATAGACCTATGCCAGAGGAATTTAAAAATATGAGTTTGAGTTATATCTAAACAGAACACTCATTTTATTAAAATATAAAAATAACTATTGACATTATATTATTATATGTGGTATTATAATAATGTGTTACACTCCCCTATTACATATGTTATAATATTTTGGGGAGGATGGTATTGTGGCAGAAAAAAGACAACAGAAAGCATTAATTGCCGTTAGGGTTACAAATAAGTTTAAAAAAGAATATGAAAAACTTGCAGAATCTAAAGGTATGACACTTCCTGATTTAGTAAGATTTATTTTAACCCAATATTTAGAAAACGAAAGAAATAAGTAGATATTATTTGCTATTTTAATTTTTGTAGGAATTATTGTTTTCATAATATAAATCTATATGTATAACCTAATTACCTTGCGTACATATTATAATTGTAGTATTATAATTGCAAGGAGGGTGGTAAAATGAGGAAGATAATAATATCGGTTTTATGTGTATCTTTGCTATTGGTTGGTTGTAGTACACAAATAGACAATATGGAAGGTGGTGATAATAATACAACCAACGATACTGACGTTACTACAGTAAATGATATTCCCAAAGGATTTTCGGAAGAATTTTATAATGATATGTTGGTTGCAAATGAGTTGATTGAGAAGTCAATTGTAACTAAATATATTTATTTAGAAGAGGAATTTGAAATAAAGTTAATGAACTATTATTATATTATTCATAAAGACGATCTTACAGATGCTAATAAAAGAGATATTAAAAATTTTGACATGGATATAGATAAAACACTATCCTATAAAGAAGAATATACATTTAATATTTTATGGGAAATTATGTTGAATTTATCTTTATATCACGTAAATCCAGATAGTGAAAGAATAAGACAAGAAATAGATGAGCAATATAGCCAGTTTAAAATATTATTAGAGATAAAAGAACCCTAATCGGGTTCTTTTTTATTTATATATCTAAAGTATTAATATAAAAGAAGTGTGGGTTACAATCACTTTTTTTTTGATTCTATCGGAAAGGAGTGAATTAAATTGTGAATCAATCTTTACAAGTTGTAATAAATACAATACTGCAAGCACCAAGCCAAACAAATATTAATCAAGTTTTAAAACAAACAGAACAACAATTTGGGAAACATATTACAACAACTAGCCAAATTGCCAAAAATACCAAAGAAGCAAGTGTTGCAAACAAGTTATTTGGACAGAGTTTATTTGAAGCAGGGAAAAAATTTGCAGGCTGGCTTTTTATAGGAAATATGATTATGTCTGTAGTTCGCCAAATCCGCTTTGGCATCAATACGGTTAAAGAACTAGACGCAGCTATGGTAAACCTTAAAAAAGTGACAGATGACACAGAAGAATCTTATCAAGAATTTTATATAACTGCTGGAGAAGTCGCTAAACAACTTGGAAAAGTGAAACAGGAAGTAATAGCATCGAGTGTTGAATTTGCCAGGTTGGGGTATAATGTCAAAGAAAGTCTAGTCCTAGCCGAAGAAGCGATGTTATTAAGTAACGTAGGAGTTATGTCTATACAGGAATCTACTACGGCACTTATAAGCATAACCAAGGGATTTGGTGTAGCGGTTGACGAACAAGGGAGAAATATTAGGAATATTGTCGATATTGTGAACGAAGTAGGAAATAATTTTGCAATATCACAACAAGGAATCGCCGAAGCATTACAACGGTCTGCTGCTTCTTTATATAATGCCGGAAACACGATTGAACAAGCAACGGCAATAGTAACAGCAGCAAACGCTGTCGTACAAGACCCCGCTAAGGTCGGGACTGCAATGAAAACTGTAACCATAATAAATATTGTGGCTATATACAGTAATGTATATAGAAAACTCCGTGAACCTAGAAATCTAGGGTGTGGTATATTATTATATTGCTAACGGTGAAACCCTAACGTAGAGACGAGGGCAATACCGTGCCAAGCCTATTATTAGGAAGGTGTAACGACTATCCTATTAAGGAGTACATTGTAGGCGAAATTCCTACTTTGGAAGTGCGGAGCATCCTATCTGGGATGATGATATAGTCTACTCATTTGGAAACAAATGGAAAAGTGGAGATTAAGAGGCATTACCGATGAAGGCGAAGAAGTGGAAGACCTTCTCCCTAAACTAGAGCAATCGTTCAATAAGTTGGGCATTGCAATACGTGAGAATGAAGATACATTTAAGAGTACATATGATATATTTGATTCACTTGCAACTGTTTGGGACGAACTTTCCGATGTGCAACAGGCTAATATATTGGAACTTGTGGCGGGTTAAATTATTTAAGCCCCCTTATATGGTAACATATAAGCGAAAATTCTCTCTAATTAATTGGGGAAATCCTAACGTAAAGGCGAGGACAATCCACAGGAAGGAATATTATTCCACCTGCAACGACTGAGTGAGAGAACTACCTAATATTAGGTAGATGCGACAGTCTGAACATCTGTGGAAACACAGAGAGAAGTGGTCAAGTGTCGAGACACTTTTGGAAGAACCACTTCCGCTATCTTTATAAGATAGTCAGTAACCATCATTGGTGAAAGTAACAGATTGAAAAGACAAGGTAATATTATAGCAGCCATGTTAAATAATTGGGAGGATGCTCAGGATTCCCTTACAACGGCACTAATATCGGGTGGTTCGGCAATACGTGAGTTTGAAAAGTATATGGACTCAATCGAGTATAAAAGTGGAGTACTCAAGTCAAGCCTTACTAATTTATGGTCTGAAGCATTATCTGCTGGAGTTTTAAAAGGTGTTATAGATGCCGGAATACGGTTTGTAGAGACTATAGATGTAATGGTTAACCATACAGATTACTTATCGGCAGTAATATTACCAGGGCTTGTTTCTGCTTTATTATTAAAAGTTGTACCCGCATTAATAACATCTATTGGAGCTATGAAAACAGCTACTACAGCAGCAGTAATGATGAATGCAGCCATCAATCCACTTTTAGCAGCAGTAACTTTAGCAACAGTGGGATTTGGGTTATATTCTTCTACTGTAGCACATGCAGAAAGACAGAAAAGAGAATATATAGAAACCACTGAAAGAGAACTTGAATTAGCGGAATCTGAAGGTAAAGCAGCTAATGTATTAGCTGAACAATATGATAAACTTAAAGACAAAGTTGGGGAAACCGAAGAGGGTAAGAAAAAATTAGATAAAATAATTTCCCACCTCATCAAAATCAACCCAGACCTTGAGGAAGGTATAGACGGACAAAAATTATCTTATGATAATTTAAGTACAGCAGTACAACGTACTATAGATAAAATGAATGAACTACAACGAGCAAGTCGTGCTGCTTTAATGGATGCCTATAAGGCTGATTTGAAAGCGATATATGATGCTAGAGAAGAATTAGAAAAAAGAATAGAATACGAACAAAAACGCACTCCTACGAGAATGACCGAAGGATTGTCGGAAGTATTAATGTCTAGTTATAAATCTCAATTAAATAAACTAAACGAAGATGCAAGAGAGATAGGTAAAAAAATACAATCTATATATAGTCCATTTTCATCCCCTCCAGGAATCGACCCTGGCGATGACGATGGTTCTGGTTGGCCTGGTGGTAGTGCTGGTTCTGGCTCCCCATACGCATCCAAACTATCCCTTACTTACCGTGACCTACAAACTGCTATCGAAAATGTAGGTTTTGAATTAGACAAACTCAAAGAAAAAGAAAAATCCCTATCCGGCACAGACTTAATCAATAACCTACAACAACAAAATAACCTAACTAAACAACGCATACAATTACTTGAAGAATTAAATTGGCGTTATGGTGAAGATTTACCCCGTCTTAAAATACAATTACTTGAGTTAGGTTTTGAATATGAAGCCCTTGAATCACAGGCAGATAAATATAACAAACTATCTGGCGCACAAAAAGAAAAAGTTGATAATCTGGTAAAATCTATAGATGATCTGACTAAATCCTACAGAAGTAACACATTAGAAATATTACAAGCTAAAAGTGGTTTACAAGATTTGGCAGATGCTATTGATAAAGTTGTCGAACAAACGCATAAGCTGGCTGAATATATTATAAATAATGAAATAGAAGCATTGAAGCGTGTGAAAGAACAGGCAAGAGAAACCTATCAGTTAAAAATTGATCGTATACAAAAAGAGATTGATAGGCTTGAAAAACGCAACGAATTGCTAAATGAAGAAGAAATGCGCCAGCAAAAATTACTAGACTTAGAAAAACAGCGTGAAAAATTAGAAAACATAAAAGAACAAAGAAATGTTCGTATGTTTATAAATGGAGAATGGGCGTATGTTGCCAATCCTAAGCTAGTACGTGAAGAAACAGATAATTTGCAGAAAATGCAAGATGACTATTTTAAGTGGGAAGAAGATTTGCGAAGAAAGAATGAGATACAAAAACTTAAAGACCAAATCTCCGCATTACAAACAGAACTAAAAAATGAAGAACAAAAATATGATACGCAAATTAAAAATTTGCAATTATTTATAAGTGAATACAAAGATAGGCAAAGTGAATTTTATGGACAGCGAATTATAGGATTAAACAGATTAGTAGAATCTATTAAAGATATAGAAGAAAAATCCTACGATGAAAGAATTAATGCATTAGACGATTTTGTAGATAGGTATAATAGGTTGATTAATTCTATGTCGGCAACTACCACGTCATCTACATCAAAATCTAGTGGTGGCGGTGGTGGTAGTAGCAGTGGCGGTGGAACATCCCCCTACAATGCTACAGCAACAATTCCGGGTACAGGTAAAGTTGGAGTAAATATAGATTCGAGTGGCAAAACAACTACAAAAGGATTACCTGTTGGTACAGTTATTCATACTGGTGGTGGGGATTACGTTGTAAAAGAGGTTAAACCAGATGGAAGTTATGTTGGTCAAAAAGTGCCATCGTATGATATTGGAACAAATAATCATCCAGGTGGTTTGGCTTATATACACAAAGACGAATTAATTAATCTTCCCAAAGGTACAGAAGTATTCCCCAAAGATATAAGCAAACAATTATTATCATTAGTAACTAATCCAATTACTCTTATGAATAATCTTATTCCTAGAATGCCTATACCTCAATTTTCTATACCTAATACTGGCGGTGGTGGAGGGATACACAATCACTATCATATTGGCAAAATTGATGTGAAAACAAATGATGCAGGTAGGTTTATGTCTGATTTAGCAAGAAAGGTGGCTAATAGATGATGATATATTCACCTTCCTTTTTATATCCCGATAATATTAGTATTGATGCAGATAACGATAATATATTTACATGGGAATCTGCTGGTGATCCTCAAACTGATTACCAATTATTTATCAGAAAAGTATCCGATAATACAGAAATTTATAATAGCACCAAATTAACATTTGGTAGCGAATCGCATACTGTCCCCTCCTCTACCCTAACAAATGGAGTAGATTATATGTGGATGGTTAAAGTATGGTGTGATGCTACTACCTATGCAGAATCAGAATGGGTATTTTTTAAGGCTAATACTACACCTACTTTAGTGATAGATAACATCGGTGAATCATTCACCCACACCGACACCACCAAAGTCGACTTTGAAGCAGGCGACCTTGACGGTGTAGTAGTAGATGATGGGGTGGAGCTTTATCAGCATACCCAAGGTACACTAATCAAAGAAATAGACATATCCACCGAAGCAGAAGTAGAAACCACAAAAATTGAATGGACTGCCACAACACCCGCAGGTACAAGCATAACCATTGAAACCGCCCTATCCCTTGATGGCGGCGAAAGTTATGGCGAATGGCAGACAGCAACAAACGGAAACGCAATACCGGGTATTACAGCGGAAACAGATTTGTCCAACGCAAGGTTAAAGTACAGGGCGACCCTTGAAACAGAGGATACAAGTGTAACGCCTAAATTAACCAGTATATCACTAAAATTAGAATTAGAAAATTTAATAGAGTATCAAAATTATAATTTTACAGCTACCTATACTCAAGCAGAAGGTATACCCATCAAAAAATTTAAATTTGTTTTATACGATGATTTAGATATTATGGTATATGAAAGCGATTGGATGTATAATACCGATATTGAATATTTTATTACAGGGATGATAAATGGTAATAGTTATCAAATTGAATGCCATGTAGAAAACCAATATGGTCAAGTTGTAATATCTGATAAAGTTGCCTTTACTGTATCGTATGAGATGCCTGATGACATTCCAGAGTTAATTATAACTAGACTTGATAGTATAGGTGCAATAAAATTAGAATGGACTAATATTGAACAAGTGCTTCCCGTTGTCACAGGTAACTATAGTTATGTATCTAGCAAGTTTTTAAAGGGACTACAGTTGGATGATGGAAGTGTAATAACTTATTCAGAAGAGTTGCCAGAAAAATTTACAATAGTATTTTGGATTAAACTTCCTACTGATTTTGTGGGGAGTTTTTTAACTTTAAGTGATGGTGAAGGTAGTGAATTTGAAATTGGTTACAACGGTACAAAGTTTTATTATCAACATGATTATAGATTAACAGCCGGATTGCCAAGAGTATTACCTAATCCTGCCACAGAATTTAAAGTAGGTGTAAAACAAAATAAAATAATAATTCAAACTGATACTTACACAGAAATTCTAAGATAAGAGGAGGGATAGTGATGTTTTTATCAGTTAATGTATTAGGTACTTCAGTTCTCACAACCGCTATCCCTCCTGCTAAATTATTTAACAGTGTTGAGTTTAGCGGTGAATGTGTTTTAGATAATGTTCATGCTCAAGGCGTTGAGTTAATAGATGAACAAATTGAAGAGATAGTTGATAAGCAAACATGGAGTTTTAGTACTATATTTCTTAGTGATTTTGAAGATAAATTGGATTCTGGGAATATACAAAACGCTGATAAACCTATAGAAAAATGGAGAATTAAGCGTAAAAAAGCCAGCGACCCATTATACATTTTATTAGCTGAACAAGATTTTGATGAAACTAGTGCAACTTATACGGACAGAACACCTAAAAACGAAGTTGAATATGATTATGCTGTCCATCCCGTAGCAGAGGATGGTACAGAGGGAAATCCCACAGAAGGGGTTGAGTTTGTGAGTTTTTATGGATGGATATTAAGTGATGACACTACTACTTACACTTTTGATATAGAAATTGAAACTGAAACAGTAGAAACTGTTGATGATTTTAAAGAATATGAAAATTTTACTGAATATAATGTTGTATCATTTGGACAGAGATTGTTTGATAGAGGTGGAATAAGAACTATCCCTGGGACAATAAACGGCTTTACTTTTGAACAAAACGCTGACTTTTTAGATACACTTAAAGCATTTATCAATAATAAAGGAATTAAAACTTTACGAAATAGTAAGGGTAAAATATGGCAAGTTGTAACAAGAGGTTATTCTGAAAAATATATGGATAAAATTGCAGAGCAACCAGTTACGGTATCATTTAATTGGCAACAGATTGGGGCAGGTGAGCAGTAATGCCTGTAACTTATAATGATTATATAAATGCGGTAAAATCCTATGTCCGTGAACCAATAATAAAACTTGAATTTTTAGATGCAAACGAAAATGTAATTAGTTCAATTACGCCATCATTATATGATGGTTCTTTAAGTTTGGACTATGGAACTGGTATTGGCTCAAGACGTAGTGCAAGTTTATTTTTAGAGAATACTACAGGTGCTTATATTCCTAATGTTGATGGATTATGGGTACAATCAAAGTTTAGGGTATGGACGGGGTTAAGAATTAATGGAGAAGATTATTTTATTTCCAGAGGAATATTTTGCCTTAGCCAACCAGATGTTAGTTCATTTATGAGTGATAAAAATATATCGCTTAGTTTACTTGATAAATGGACTATGATTAATGGTGAACTTGCTGGAGAATTGGCTAATGATTATATTATAACTGTTGGTACTAGAATTGATACAGCAGTTAGGGGTATATTTACTGAAGCTGGTGAAACTAAAAATCCAGTTGTATATCCTACAGATATTGTAACACCATATACTATCACCGAAGAAGCAGGGAGTAGTTATGCTTCTATATTAACTAAATTAGCCGAAATGTTGTCATGGGAATGCTTTTATGATAAAAATGGTGTACCTCGTTTTCAACCTCCTACGGACAGAAATAAAAGTGCTAGTTTATGGAATTTTACAACAGACGAAGTAAATTACAGAGGCTCAACACATAGATATGAATTTAGTAAAATCAAAAATAGTGTTAAGGTTATAGGCGACAACATACTTGGAGAAATATTTGATGGATTAGCAGAAGATACTAATGCTACTTCTCCAACTAGGATTAATTTAATTGGCAGACGTACAAAAGTTATAATAGATAATCTTATATATTCAGATGTTTTATGCCAAGGGAGAGCAGAATATGAGTTAGAAAGATTGATTGCTGAGTACGAATCTGCTGATATAAACAGTATTCCTATTGATATTATTGAAGAAGGAAAAATAATAACAATTGGTGATGACGCTAACGGTCTTGTTGATACAGACCGTTTCTTAGTGCAATCAATTAACTTCCCCTTTAGAAACGGTGATGATATGAGTTTGGGTGTATGGAAAGTGAGGTCATTGTCTTAATGGAAGAATATAAGCAGGAACTAGATTGGGGAAACCCAAAAACAGTTGATTTATTTTTAAAACTTGTTGATAAATACATAGAAAAACAAATAAAAACTTTAAAATTTGACAGAAAACTTCCTGCAACTATTGTTTCTGTAGGAAGTGGAGTTGCTAATATTAAGTTATTAGGTAGTGGCACGGAAATACCTAGTGTAAAAATTAGAGATGGATTAAGTTTATCTCCTAATGATGAAGTTTATATAACTTTAATTAATGGAGAATCAAATAATATGTTTATAGATGTTAAAAAATAGTAAAACTTTGACAGTGAACCAAATATGGATTTGGTTCAAATATTCAAACCCTGAAACCTAGTAATATCAAGGGTTTCAGAATTGAGGTGATGATTTTTGGCAACAAAATATGATTTACCTAATAGTTTAATACATGAATGGCAAAAATATGGTGAATTATTTGCTTTGGGTGATAGTAGGACTACTACAGGTTCAGGAAGTTGGACTAGCGACACAAGTTCAACCGTTTATAATTATACTACTGGGGAAGAAGATTTATTTGACCAATTGTTCGTTGTATTAGAAGATTATTTATTTACTGCTACAGACGCTAATAATAAAGCAGAAGTATCTGATTTAGATAATGTTGAAAATACATTAACAAATGCTTTAGCTTCGCATGAGGCGGATTATGCGGCGCATAATTGGCGCAAGATTGAAACCTATACCAGCCCCGGTGTTTATAATTGGGAAGCACCTGATTTGAATAACGGACAACCCTATACTATTGGTGTGTATTTGATAGGCGGCGGAGGTTCTGGCGGAGCAGTAAAGTACTATGCCTCATCCAGTCGTTATATGAATGCTAGCGGCGGTGCTTCTGGTTTTGCAAGGGCAATGGTAAAAACGGTGGAACCTTTTACAACATACCCTATCGTTATTGGAACAGGTGGGGCACCCGTAGTTGCTGTTTCGCAGGAAAGTGTAGAAGGAAACAACGGTAATTCTTCTAGTTTTGACGGCGTAACAGTAAATGGTGGCGAGGGCGGATTTACAGGAAATAGCACCTATCGTGACTACGCTGTAGCAAGGGGTGCTGACGGTGGTGTAGGTAGTGATGCTATTCGTGATAGCGAACAATACTCTATTGCCCCTTATGCTGGACGAGCTCCATTATTGTCTGTAATAGGTGGAGCATATACTAGGGGAGGGGTATCTCACCCACTGCTAGGATTTAACCCATTTGATTATTCATATTATTTATATGCAGGTGGCGGTGCGTCAGGTTATTATTCTTCTGCTCGTCATGCACAAGAGACTATATCGATAGACAATAACGGGTATAAAGGTGGTAAAGGCACGGCGGTGTGTGCAAATAATCAAAACGCTAAAGGCGGAGATGCCACGGGATATGGTAATGGGGGCGGCGGTGTAACATTAACATACAACGAAAGCATACCAGCAGGCTATACCGCAACATCTGGAGCAGGCACAGGCGGGGCTGCCTTTATATATATAGGAGGGTTTAAAGATGATGATACACAACATAAACCCCAAATAGGAATAAGTACATTGTTTCAGATGTGCGAAGTGGGTTACGGTGGGACTATATATGCCATAGCAGCAGATGACAACTATGTATACGTAGGTGGGTCAACTGCCCAAACCGTGAAGAAGCTCAATAAATCCAACCTGTCACAAGTAGCAGAGAGCGCAAACTATGGCGGGACTATATGTGCCATAGCAGCAGATGACAACTATGTATACGTAGGTGGGTCAACCACCCAAACCGTGAAGAAGCTCAATAAATCCGACCTGTCACAAGTAGCAGAGAGCGCAAGCTATGGCGGGACTATACGTGCCATAGCAACAGATGATAATTATGTATATGTAGGTGGGTTAACCACCCAAACCGTGAAGAAGCTCAATAAATCCGACCTGTCACAAGTAGTAGAGAGCGCAAACTATGGCGGGACTATACGTGCCATAGCAGCAGATGATAATTATGTATATGTAGGTGGGGTAAGCACCCAAACCGTGAGGAAGCTCAATAAATCCGACCTGTCACAAGTAGTAGAGAGCGCAAACTATGGCGGGACTATACGTGCCATAGCAGCAGATGATAATTATGTATATGTAGGTGGGTCAACCACCCAAACCGTGAGGAAGCTCAATAAATCCGACCTGTCACAAGTAGTAGAGAGCGCAAACTATGGCGGGAATATATATGCCATAGCAACAGATGATAATTATGTATATGTAGGTGGGTTAACCACCCGAACCGTGAAGAAGCTCAATAAATCCGACCTGTCACAAGTAGTAGAGAGCGCATACTACGGCGGGGATATATATACAATAGCAGCAGATGACAACTATGTATATGTAGGTGGGGTAAGCAC